CAAGTCTTTCAAATCTGCATAACTCATCCCGGACTTCCATCCGGCATAGTCTTTGACTTGCGGTACTGTGAGACAGCTTCCAGCAATTGCAGATTCGATATCCTCTTTGACGACGCAGAGCTCTGGGCCGATGCGCCGGATGTCATCACAGGTAAACTCACCAATAACCATCTGGGTATTACCGCGTATGCTGTCCGGCAGTAGCTTATTGAACTTTACGAATACAGGCTTTCCGTGATGGATTTCGCCGTCCATCGTTTCTTCGCCATCCTTGAAAATGGTGATGAGTTGCTGCGGAGCTTTTGTGCAGTAGATGTACGCCGTAAACGGCGTTTCCAGCTTCGGACGGGTCTTGCGCACCTCAATAGTTTTCTTGCCCAGCACGATGAGGTCGCACCACTTAGGCTTGATGCTTATTAGGACAGCTTTATCCATTTTCTACTTCCTCATCTGGCGATTCAGGGTAGGGCATCCATGCAAAAATGCCATCACCATCGTAAATTCGGTCCCAGATATATTTCCAGCGGTAGACTGTCTTACCGCGAATGACAGCACGTTCATAAATCATCGGGCCGGACTTCTTTCTGCCTTTTTCAGCTGCTATCACAGATACATGAGCCCATGATTTTTCATCGCCAGGAATATCGGGCATTCTGTCAGCAGTTCTTACCCACTGATTTCCCAGCTCAACCGTGGGAGCTTCGCTCACAATGTCAGCCATTTCCATCACCACCTTTCGCCTGACGCTTGAACTCGGAGGCATCAACGACAATGCTGTCGGTACGGCTGTAAATGGTATCGGCAAGTGCCTTTCCGTTGGGGCCAAGCATAGACTCAAGCGCATTGACGGCAACCTTCATGGCGACAATAACGAACGGCAAGTCGTCAAACGGATAGCTCTGGGCAAACTCAAGAGCACCATTGACCATTTCGGCAAGAACGCGACCAATGATGTCGTGTGCCTCATAGCTTTTGCCAGCCATAATTGCAAACTGCACCTGCGTGTTGTAGGGAACTTTCTTCTTGTTCATAGTCTCAAACCTCCATCAAAGATACTGTGCCATGCGTTCCTCGAATCTGTCGCGGTAGCCATTGCACAGGTGAATCAGCCATTCGGACGAGAGTGCGAAAAACAGATGCCCGATAATAGCTTCGTATACGGCGGATGACACGACCAAATCATGGTGGATGCAGTAGGCGGTCCAGAGGGCATAGAGCTGCTGCCTATTCTTCTCGCAGGTTGGGTCGTTGTCCTTCGTGAATGCTACGATGGCGCAGTATTCGGCGTTTTCATCCATTCAGATCACCTCCAATATTAGGCGAGCCATACGCCCATCACATCATCGAACTTCGGATAGTAGTTGCGGCATAACTCGCGCCGCTGCTCCAGCGAGAGAGCATTGAACAGGTCAAGCAGGACAGCATCGTACATCGCGGTATCGACATCGAGGTCGTTGTGCATACAGTAGACGGTCCACAATGCAAGAAGTTGGTTCCGGCAGGAATCGAGGCCAAAATCGGTCGTGTCGTCCTTGACATAATCAATGAGGAACTGCCATTCGGATTTCTCATTCATCAAAATCACCTCCAATCTTGTAGGTCTTGCTCTGCTCCTTGCCGGTCCCTTTTCGGTATTCGGCAATCCAGACGGTCTTCCCGCTCCTGTAATGCCGGAAGTGACCGCGAACAGTGAAGGAGCAGCTTGGGCTTGCGTGGTGGCCTTTGGGAGCCACAGAAAGCCGCTTTCCAGACGAGTGAAGGATGTAAGTGGTGCCGACAGGAGTCCACCTTGTAGAGCGTTTGTGGCCGGTGTGAGCTTTCGGCTCATGCTCAGCTTCAGTGGCGGCAGGAGCTTCGGATGCGCCGTAGGCCATCAGAGCCATCAAGGAGCCGTACACGGTCAAAGCACCATGTTCTGTTTCGGCAGGGTTACAGTCAGCAGGGAGCGTACTCGCTTTCTTCTTCCACAAGCCGTTGCCGAGCGGTGCGAAGACAACGTGGCCGAGCTTCCGAGTCGGACCGTCGAGGTAGAACTTCAGCTTCTTGTCGGAGCGGAAGCACTTGATGGAGATACCGCTCTCGACAATCTGGATTTTCGCCTCTCGCAGAGGAACCGGCATTGAACGAACCAAATCGTTGTGTTCATCTCGCCATGCGAGGAGTTTTTCGATGTCCGCTGCTGTGACAACGATTCTGTCCATCATCGTGCATCCCTCCCAACAAAGATACCGGCGTAGAGCTTGTCGCCGATCAGGTAGTGGTAGAACTCATGGCCTTTCGGAATGGCCTTCGGCGCAATTCCTGCTGGACGCAGGACGAGCGGATGACCGGCAACGTGGATAACGTACTCACCGTTCGGGACGAGATCGGCCATCCATGTTTCGATGGGCGTTGCGGACGCAAGCCCCTGACCAAAGCAGCAAATCGCGGTGGTCGGCTCCATGCTCATCGTGAACATGGAGAGCTGTTCGTAGCAGCTCATTTTGCCACCGCCTTTTTGATGGTGAGCTTCCACTCAGGTCCGAAGGCCATGCGGTACTCAGCGAGCATCTTTAGAGCTTCGGACCGGGTGTCAAACTCGTCGATGTCCTCCCACGGCTGGCCGGGATATTTACCCCTGATTTTGTACACTGAAGCCCACCTCCTTGACAGCCGCGCCATTCGTGTCGCACCAGACTTCCTTATTGCCGAGCTTACGTTTGACGTAGCCCTTTACAACGTGCATTTGGTAGTCCTCCTCGGCCTGCGGGTCGTGCCACTGCAAGCCACGAGCTTTGTACAACGGCTTCCAATGCTCCTCATAGAAGCTGTATCCAGCTCCGTCGATTCCGAAGAAATAGCCGAACTCCTCAGATTCGTAAATGCGGAAGCCGCAGTCGGACATCACCCTGATGCCATCGTCTTCCTCAAGCCACCAATCATCTGCGGAATCGCCGAACGACCACATCGTTCCCCACATAGGGAGTACACCGTCGTATTCGACTTCAAAGTCGTCAGCTTCAGCAGATACGAGCTTTCCATCATCCAGCTCGATGCAGTACAGCTCGCTTTCGTCGTTGTAGCTCTTGACTTCTCCCTCATGCGTGGTGCTGTCAACCTCATCAGGGATTTCGTAAACATACGCCCGGTTGCCGGTTCTAGGCTTGGTGACCTCAGTCCAGTCGTCAGGGTGCAGGCTCATCAGTTCCAGAATCATCCCCTGCGGGATGGCGTTCATTTCGTGCACCCATGCTTCAGTAGCATCGCGCACAGTCCGATACTTAAAGGCCATAGTAAATTCCTCCTCAGTCTCCGATGCTCAAGTATTCGGAGTAAACGGTGTCATCTTCCTCGCAGTAGTAGTAGCTGCGGTCTCCGTAGGCTTCCTGATCGAGAAAGATGAAGACAAGCTTCTTGCCGCTCCGCGCGGCATCAATGGCGGTCGGGAGAGACTTGTACTTGTGCGTCTTCAGAAACTCAAGGAGAGCTTCTTTCGACGGAAGCACGGATTTCGTGGCGTTGTCGTCCATATCAATTCCTCCGTTTTCAAAGTCCAAAATCATTTTTGCAGATAACGAGGTTGTTGATTTTGGTAACTTTATCTTCGCACAGATGCCGACCGTTTGACAAGCAAATGGTCTATGATTTCACAGATTATTTTTCGCAGGGTCGAGCTTTTCCACTTCCCCGCTCTCCCGGTCGATGACAGCAACATCGTAGCCGAGGGCATCAGCGTACTTGCAGAAACGCTCCACCTTGATGTCATCCATGCGCCGAAGCTGCTGGTTGATCTGGCGAGGATTCTCATTCAGACTGGCAGCCACGGTTTTCTGCCGGAGCTTCTTCTTCTTCATGCAGCGGCAGATGGTATCGGCGGCAACGCCCATGATCTCATCTCCCTTCTCAGCCAAATACCAGCTCGCCGAACAGTGCGTACTGGACAATTTCGTCGGCGCAGATGGCATCAATCAGGCCGCAGTCAACGGAGCCGCTGGAACTATCAACGGCGTTATAGCAGTCCCCGCCGTTTTTCAGCCACAGGGCGAATCCATCGAGGAACTTCATGAGGTTGAGCTTCTGGTGATTGGGGCGTATATCAGGGTCGCTGACGTGAAAAGTGATTTCACCACCACGAGAAATCTGGTCGCTTGCGTACTTGCCAAGGAACTCCCCATCGACACTGACGCGATTGCACCAGCAGATGCAGACACCGCCCTCCAGCGCGGACACCATGATGTCGTCAATGTCCTGCGGAGTTAGCTTGGCAACAACTCTCTTGGTGGGCTTTCCTTTTGCGAAAACTCTAGTCGTGATTTCAAATTTCAGCGTAGGCATTTCACTCTTTCCTTTCGATTTCAAAAAACATTTCAGCTTTCGCTTAAACATTCGGGTCAAAAAGCAAATTCTCATAACGGCCATTCAATCTATCGCGGTACTTCCCGTTAGGGACCATGTAGTTGTTGGGAACTTCAGGCGGCAAAGGTCGCTCGTCTTGCAGGTCCATTCCGGCATCAAACATGGAGAGCTGCACGTTCTTGCTGGTTCGTTCCCGCAGGAAGCGGTAGAAGTAGATGATGTGGTTCCTGACGAGGTTCAGGTTCACACCATCTGGCCACGCAGGGTCGGAGCAGCCGTTCTTCTTAATGTCATCCCATCGCAAGTACGCGGCATCAAGCTGCGCCATAAGCTGGGATTCGTTCATCTCCTCGATGGGAACGTACTTGCTCACGTTCGCACCTCCTTGCGGAGTTCTTCGGCGGCGACATCGGCGGTAAATCGGTCAACGCCGAGCTTTTCCAGCCGCCGGTAGGCTGCCTCCTTCTCCTTCGGGGTCTTTGCCCGGATGAGGTCGGTAATCAGGTCGCTCAGCATAAGCCAGCCTCCTCTCTCGTGATGATTCCGTGCGTCCACGGCCCGGTGTAGATGCCGATGCTTGGGAACAGCCACAGCAGAATCTTCTTCATGGCATCGAGGTAGATGCGGTACAAAGCATTCTGCGAGTTCAGGTCGAGATCGGAGTCGGTGTCTTTCTGAATCAGCTCGACAGCGGTGGACCATTCATTGTCCTCAACGGCAACGTAGAACAGCGGGCTTTCGAGAATCGCTCGCCGAGTCCTTGAAATATTCTCGTTCGTTTTGCTGAAATCAGGAAACCGATTCATGAAGTCATCGGAGAACGATCGCAGGTCATAATCTTCCTCATCGACGCTTTCGCACTCATCGTACTCCCAGCCATTTTCTTCGGGAGAATCGGTGCCGAACCAGTAGCGGAGCTTGCGGTCATCAGTGTCGTCATCGGCGGCATTGACCTTCAGGTAAACAGCCGTGTAGTCATTGTCGATGTAGAACACCCCTTCGTAGGGGCCAGTGGTGCAGACATTTCCGCGTCCCATGCTCATTCCTCCTTTTTGCGGTCTTTGAGCAAATAGTTTTCGAGCAGACGGTCGATGTACGAAACAGCGTCTCCGATGCAGCTTTCGATGTTGCTCATCATGTCGTTGATGGCAACAAGGTCATCCTTGTCGCTCAAGCCGTGGGAGGCATTGGCTCTGTCCCACAAAGCATCGACAACAGGGTCGAGCTGATTGCTCATTTCTGAGAGCTTTTTGGACATCTCATTGAGCAGGTGCGCATCAGCATCAGAGAGCAGCGCGACATACTCGTCAGCCATATCTAACTTCCTCCTCTCAGAAAACAGTGCAGATGATGAACAGGACGAGTGCGAGGTCCAGAGCCGCGATGCCGACGGTCTTGAGGGCCAAGATCAGGCGGGTGCGGTCTGCATCCTGCTGACGGCGGGCTGCACGGCGACGCTGCTGCTCGCGGCTGTCGAGGAGCCGGATGAAGCAAGCCTCATCGTTGGCGTTAAAGGCGGGCGCGTTATTGGCGTTCAACATACTTTTTTCCTCCAAAAATCTGTTGTTTGATAGATTGTAACTTTATTCTAGCTGGAATTTTCCAATTTGTCAACCGATTTTTCCAGCTATGTTGAAAATTATCTGGAAAAATCCAGCTCACCGGGGAAGGCTTCGTGCATCAGCCGGGAAAACTTTGGCGACAAGCTCCTGCATCGCGCCGCAGCCACCGGCGACGTTGACGAGCTTCTTGTACTTCGAGATTTCTTCGAGGTACAGATCACAGGCGGTGCGGTTCAGGCGGTAGAAGGTCGTCTTCTTGTGCTGGGAGTTGAAGCCGCGCACGAGCTGGAAGTTCTTCCGGGTCTCGCTGTCGAGGTACGGCATGATGCGCTCATCAATGCGCCGCACAACCTTGAAGTTGCTGGTGCTGAACAGTTCGGCAATCTGCTTCGTGGTGATGCAGCCAGCAACAGGCTTGTCAACGCACCTGTCATCCTCGACATCACGCAGAAGCGGCGCAGAGGGCGCAGGAGCAGACTTTGCCGGTTCGGGCTGGAGTTTCCTTGTCGGAGGCTCGGAGGCGCGTTCTGGAGCTTCTGCGGGTGGCTCAGGCGCACCATGCAGGAACATCATAACAGCCCAGCGGAAACCAGCGATGAATCCGCTCTCCTCATACTCAACAGCAAAATCCATCGCCTTTTCGAGCAGGGCGTTCTGGACGGTGTTGCTGCTCCGGGTCTCGTTCTCGACGTAATCGGCGAAGACATCGTAGTCACGGACTGCGGCGGCGGTGTGCCGTTCCTTGCAGTTCGTGGAATCAACGTAGTCGCAGAACATCCTGCTGATGGCCTGATCGCTGTACACAGGCAGCGTCATAGGGTTCTGGTTGGTCATAGGGCATCATCTCCTTACTGAATCTGGTCGTACCATGCAGTCAGGCCAGCCTTGGTCAGCTCATGCTCTTTGGCAATGGCGGCAGCCTCAGACTGCGTGATGAGGCAAACGGTGCACAGCGGCTCGCCATCGAGGGGCGAAACGCCGGTCTGGTAGTAGACGGCATACAGTGCCATGTAAATCTCTCCTTTCAGCGGGACCACTTCGTGTTGTAGAAGCGGAATGCGTAAACCTTGCGGTAACGACGAATCTCAGCGTAGAAGCCATTGAACTCCTCAAGCTGCTTATCAGCATACCGTTTCATGTATGGCAGGTAGTTGCTCTCAAAGATGGTCTTGCCATCAAGAACGAGCGAATACGGCATTTTGTGGGCCATCAGACGTTCACCTCGCCCGGCACATTCAGGCAGATGTAGAAGCGGCCATCGAGGTCCTCGACTTCCCAGAACCAGCCGCCGGTGTACTTGTCGTCCACCATCTCCTTGTCCTTCCACACGCCGTTGAGCATCGCCTCGTACACGGTGGAATCCCAGCCCTCAAACCGAGGGTCGCTGCCGAGGACGTTGAAGAACCGGCGGAACGCAGTCTGCCAGCGGCGGCAGTCGGTGATGAAGTCAGCGCAGACATAGCCGTTCGGCTTGCCGACGATGCAGATGAGATCAACGTCCTGCCGGTGCGGGTCGTTTTCAAAATGAGCAAAATCAACGTATTCCTTAACTTTCATCGTAAACCTCTTGATTTCTCCTGCCGGCCTTGTTAAAATTAAAAAGCGGACTAGGAGGGCAGGTCTCCTAGTCGCTTCCAGAGCTTAGGCTTCCGTTCTTCTGAGGGGCGGGAAACCTAGGCTCTTATTTTTTATCCGGGGTTTTGGGCGCGGGGGTCTTGTCTTGTGCTATGTACTTCAGGCAGTCCAGAACATCGTCTGCCGTGTGGCCGTGGCTTTTCAGCCAGTCGGACAACCTATCCATTTCCTTTGCGCTCATGCTATCAGCTTCTTTCATTTTTCATACACCTCCTGCCTAGATGTTGAGCGGTCAAGCCGTTTTGGGCGGCCAGCGCGCTCTGTGCGGAATTGCCATGCGGTTACCTCCTCAGTGGATTTTTGGTGTTGTTTTGGTAACTTTATTATCGCACAAGTTCATTCATTTGACAAGCAAAAATCTACGATTTGACGTATTTTTTTACAAGAAAATGAGCGCACCTACCATCCTCGGCGGGTGCGCTCTGCTGTTCTTATTCTTCGCAGGTGTACTCGTCATTTTCCCTGCTGGACATACCGGCAAGGAAGACGCGGTGCTTGCCGTGCTGGTCGCGCACCCAGTCACCGCCCATGAAGCTGAGAGTCTGCATCAAGCCATGATAGCAAGCCTCGCTGGAAAGCCGCTGCTGATCGTTCAGCTTGGGGTTGTGCATCATCGCCCACTGGGTATCCATAGAGAGCGCGGTGGTGCTCAGGCCGTTGCGAATCTGCTCAACGTATGCTTTATTCATATCCGTTCCTCCGTTCAACGTGTCGTATGTAGTTACTGCTCGATGAAGCTCTCAAGCTCATCGGCGTACTCGTCGAAGTTCCAGTTGCGGAACCACTCGATGTAGCAGTCGTACTCCTTCTTGAATTCGGGGTCGTTCTCGTAAGCACCATACTCGGCGATGTCGCCCAAGTCGCCGACGATCATGTTGGCGAACTCCATGTGACCAGCGAGAATCTGAGCGCGGACGTAAGCGTCGATGAGGTCGCCGATTTCCTTCCACTCAGGGGAGTAGATGGCAAATTCGTTGCGGCGGGCAAGCAGTTCACGGTAAGTAGTCATAGCGTTTTCTCCGTTTTCTTTCGTAGGTGTGTTGTTTTTGTGCTTATATCTTCGCACAGGTGGCGGGCTTTTGTCAACCGAAAAATCTACGTTTTTACAGATTTTTTTGCCAAATCGGTTGACCTCGTTACCTCCGGCGTTTATACTGAAGGCAAACAAAAGGGCGGCCATGCGGTCGCCGGAGAGGAGAATACTATGACAACGGAGCAGCTTATCAAGGTGGCACTCAGCTATGCCGGCATGACGCAGGCGGAGCTGGCAGACAAGATCGGGATGAACAAGTCAAACTTCAACGCCCGCATGAAACGCGAATCGTTCAGCCGGATAGAGATGGAGCAGATTGCCAAGGCATTGGGGATGGAGTTCGTCTACACATTCAAGATGCCAGACGGCAAAACAATTTGACCCGATTGACCCAGTTCATTTGACCATATATAACTAATATACTTTTTCTCTTATTCTTTATGGTCACGGACGTTCCATTGGACTGTCCGTGTGACATTTGACCCTAAATGCGTGGAACTACGGATTTTTCCAACAGGAATCCATAGAAAATGCAACATTTTCGTCGGGTCAAATTTCGGGTCAAAAAATGCGTCCGAATTTTGTCCGCGTGACCGTCCCTGTGACCGTCCGCGTGACATTTGACCCTAAATCCTCGGAATTACAGATTTTTCGGCTGGTTCACTGCGTCCGCGTGACGTCACACGGACTGTCCAACGGACGCGGTTGACCCGCCGTTTTGAGCATCACAAAATCAAAACTGGAGGAACAAAATCATGGGGCAAACCAATATCAGGTACACCGATGAGAGCATCAATACGGCGTTCAGTGCCTTCTACGTCATCCCGGAATACCAGCGCGAGTACGTCTGGGAGAAAACGCAGGTCAAGCAGCTTATGGAGGACCTGCTGGATGCCTACACAAGCGACAAGAACAAGGCATACTTCCTTGGCACAATCGTAACGTGCAGTGCCAATGGCGATTTCGAGTTGGTGGATGGACAGCAGCGGTTGACCACGTTCTTCATCATCCTCTGCATCGTGGAGAAGCTGTACGCGGAGTACGGCATCCCGACGGCATCCATCGACCAGCTCATCTGCGGAACAAGCCTCAATCAGTACGGTGTTCCTGTCACGCGGTATCGGCTGGAGCTTCAGCACCAGAACGTCACAAACTGCCTTGAGCTGATTGCAAAGGGCGAGCCTCGGCCAAGCGATGTTTCAAAAACAGGAGGCCGCCTTTTCGATGCAGCGGAAGTCGTCGAGCAGTTCATGCGGGATAACTTCGCCGACATCACAGCCTTCGGTCCGTTCGCGGCATTTCTGCTGTACAAGTCCAGCTTCGTGCGTATCGACACGCAGAACGTGGTAGACGCGCTGAAAATGTTCGAGACCATCAACGAGCGCGGCAAGAACCTCGACCCTATCGACCTGCTGAAGAATATGCTGTTCACAAACGTGCAGCCGAACCAGTTCGCTGCGCTGAACACAGAATGGAAGTCGGTCATCAACGAGTTGGAACGAATCGACGAGAAGCCGCTGCGCTTCCTGCGCTACTTCATCATGGCCAAGTACGATGTTTCAAAAGAGCCGAACGGCGTTCTCCGTGAAGACCGTATCTTCGCATGGCTTAAAGCTAACAAGAAGCAGTGTCCGTATGCGTCAGCTCCGTTCAAATTCGTCCAAGGCATGAAAGATTCGGCCTCATTCTATGCAAATTGCAAGAAACCTGCAAATTCATGGGGGGGGTACTAGAAGTCTGAAAAACATCCCCCTGCTGGCGGGCACATCATACCGTCTGCATTTGATGCTCCTGCTGGCCGCTTCAAACATGGAGCCAGCGGTGCTTGACCGATTCGAGATTCTGGTCGAGTCCATCGTTTACTACACGGTCATCAACAGGGTGACAACGAACGACATCGAGCGCATTTTCGTGAAGTGGTGCGGGCAGATCAGGGGCATCAAAACCTCCGATGAGCTGGACGCATTCATCAGCTCCTCCGTCCTGCCGGAAGTCAGCCGGTGGAAAGAGGACAACGAGGCAAACTTCATGCGACTGGGCCTGAACAGTATGCAGCAGTACAGAGTCAAGTTCATCATGGCAAAGCTCGCTGCCTATGTGAACGGCCTCCGTACAGGCAACGGCATGACGGATGAGCCGACAATCGAGGAGCTGGCGCGGCTAATTCCGTGGTCGTTCGAGATTGAGCACATCATGCCGCAGACCTGTGCAGACAAGGCGCAGTACGGCGTAGATGAGGACGAGTTCTCCATCATCGTAAACCGCCTTGGAAACCTCACGCTGCTGGAAAGCACTATCAACCGCTCGATTCACAATAGCACCTATCAGGACAAATGTGTGGATTACAGGCAGTCCACAGTGTACCTTACATCCTCCCTGCCGGAGCTGGTGGACGTTGGCAAGAACAACGCCATCACGAAGGCCAATGAGAAGCTGAAGGCGTGGCCAGAATGGAACAAGACCTCCATCATGGAGCGTCAGTCCATGCTGTACAAGCTGAGCGAGGAAATCTGGATGAGTGATGCCATCTGGAATCCGAGGAAAACTTCATAAAGAAGAACACCCCTCTGACCGCATGAAGCGATTAGAGGGGTGTTTTGCTGGTCTTATTTATACTCCGTAGTAGTCGGAGATGTCATCGACAGTTTCGCCGTTTTTATCCATGATATTTTTGCTCTGGTGCATTTCAGCAACGGTCATCCATTCGTATCCGTAGCCATTCATCTCAAAGTACCTGCTCTTGATTCGGCTTGAGCTGTTCGCGAGAACATAATCGGCGAGGTCAACTTCATAAAAGCTGTGATGATACAGCTTATTGACCTTATCGGAAACCGAGTATTTCTCATGCTCTTTCTCAAATCGGAACACAGGGTTTATTGAATCGGCAGGAACACCGAGATGGGAGGAAAGATACTCCTTTATGCGCTGCTGACAGGCTTCGGGCGATGCACCGCTTTTGATGTATGGGAAAAGAAAGCACTTCCAGCGTTCATCGTATAGGAGCAAATATCGATTCGAGCAGGACTCGAACGTGCTCCTGACAACGATAAGGCAAAAGGCATGTGGACGTTCCGAGGAGTTCAAAATATCATCGTAAAGATTTTGGAACGTATAGGCATCTTTCTTTGCCTTGATAGTCCTCAGGATAAGAAAGCCAGTGTATGCAGCAAGAATCACATAGAAGAATCCTTTTATGAAGCTCGCCGGAATACCAAGAAGCGGCTTGTAATCAGTGGCGATAACCGAGAGCAAGAGTGCTGCATCGGCAAACCATCCATCATACGGAATCTCCGATGGACCGATGAACTTGTTGCGAGATGTCAAAAGTTCATGTAGCTTTTCCTCACGAATTTCAATCATCGGGCATCCAACCTTTCATTTGATATGCGAATGAAAGCGAAATAATATGCACCAGTATAGCATGAAACGGAGTCGAACGCAACAAAAAAAGACCCCCTCCAACCAATATAGGTCAGAGGGGGTCGTGCTATACCATTATGCCGAGTGCGGCAAAATGGTCATCCATCGTGGTGGAGCCACCGGGATGGTCGATGATTTGACGGCATCGACAAATCATCAGAAGCCATTCTGCTTCATGCGGTCGTAGGTCTTGTCGGCCTCCATCGCCGCCTGAGTGAAGGAGTTGTTGTACCACCAGTTAATCAGGGCGGTGACCGTGGTGATGCCAACGGTCACAAGCTGCTCCACAGTGCTGCTCTCGATGGGCAGCGGGGACTTGCCGAATGCGCTGAGAATCTGGTTTGCCAGAGCCAGCAGCAGTGCGGCAGTGCGAGCGATGGTGGCGGCGGTAATCTTGTTGGTGTACTTCATGGTATTATTCCTTTCTCAAATCAGTTGTCGTGAATAGGCAGGGCCTTGGCTCTGTTGAAAAGCTCAGTCCCGGTCCCATTTCCGCCTAAAGCGTGGTAGCTTCGGTAGAGGTATTCGAGGTTTTTCAGGCCAGCCATGTCGATATACCCCTGCTGGATATAATGCTGGCAAGCCTGATAAATGCGGTCGTGCAGAATCGCCAGTACGCCGTCGAGCAGAGCTTTGTACTTGATGGCCACCGCGATGACAGCAGTACCGAGAAGCCCAAACGCCCACTCAGCCCAATACTGGATAATGAAATCCCACATCGGTATCACCTCCCCTCTCACAGATACTTGCTTGCGCCAGACAGCGCGGTCCAGCTCTTAGGACCGCAGATGCCATCGGGCACGAGGCCGTGCTTCTGCTGGGCGAGCATCAGAGCCTTGGTCGTACCAGAGCCAAAGATGCCGTCAGCGTTGACCTTCAGGAGCTTCTGGAGCATGATGGTCGCGCTGCGATTTGCAGCTCCAGAACACCCCTGCTCGATGGTCGGGAGAATGAATGCGTTGTAGCTGGTGCTGGGGTACTGTCCGGGCGTGGTGCAGAGCCATGTGGCCTTGCCGCCACGCGTGTCGGTGTGTACGAATGCTCCCCTGCTGTGCCAGTAGATGCCGATGCCGCCAAACCCGGCTTTCTGCGCCAGAATGCCAAGGCAGACAGGGTTGACAGAGCGGTCTTCCGTTCTCCAGTCGGCAGCGATGCCGTACAGATGACGGCTCTGCTTGCTGCCGCCGACTTTCTTGCTGGCGTTGTGGCTGACACAACGGTAGCCGCTGGTAATGCGGATTTTCTTGCCGAGGTCGTCCCGGATACCCTGAATCTTATCGGCAAGCTCCTGCTCGATCATCTGCGAGTTGCACCCGCAAGGGCAAGCAAACTCGCTGCGTGTGAAGTTCTCGGTCAGGGCGGTCTTATCGCCGCTCTTGAATGTGACAATACTCACCTTGAGCCTCCTGTATCTGGCTCACCGCAGAGCGAACGGCGGGCTTTCTTCGGATTCGGCCAAACGCTCTGCTTCGTCCATGATGGCATCGGTCACATCATCCTTGCCGCGCTCATACGACTTCCAGATGAGGTGATTATGGAGGTTTAACACCTTCTCCTCGTTCTCCTTGGTGCGCTGGAGGCCGAGGATGCCGTAGGCTGCCATTTCGAGCAGGTCGTGGCTGTAATACTCGCCCTTACGCATCGGCTTTGAGAAGGGCTTTAACAGCGGCCTGATAACGCTCAGGCACGTCGTCAATCGTGATCTTGTGCATCCTGATCTGCATAGCATAGAACTTAGCCATTGAGAACCACCTCCACAAACTCCATAAAGGCACCTTCCAGTGCCTCGACGCGCTCAGACAGCGTAGGCTCATCATTGCGCTTGGAATCATCGTCTTCGGCCTCCTGCTGGGTCTTGCCGCTGGCAATGTCCCACCAGTAATCAAATTTGGCAGCCACATCATCGGCGGTCACTTCACCGCGATAGCGGTACTGCATCTCCTCGCAGGAGAATGCAGCGGACTCCTGCTCGACGGAGTTGCCGTCGTCATCGGTGACGGTGTTGGTCAGGGTGCATTCCTTGATGTCGCGGCGCAGAATGATGTCCGTGCCAGTGCTGACAGGATGCACCTCAACAGCCAGAGGCTGCAACGAGTAGAATTCTTTGCTCATTTTTCACATACTCCTTTCGGCCATGTGTACTAACGCTCTGACGAGCGAGCTTCAATAACGGATAAAAGCGATATGCTACGGCGAACTTCACACTATCGGAGAACTTCACCCAGCCCTTGTATGCAGTGATGCGGCAAGCTCTCCACCACGGCAGATAGCCGAGTCGCTTGATGTCATTCCATGCTCGCAGGACTTGCTTGCGGATGCGCAGGAAAATGCGGCCTCGGATGATGGTGTAGGTTCTGCGAATGACAAAACCCATCATGTCCACGCCTTCGGTGCGCCGGTGGCTGCCAGCGACTCTCTCACGGTGTACCTCTTTCTCCTCCTCAAACGTGTCTGGCCGGTAAATCTGCCACGCAGGTTTGATGTTGATGCCGAGGTTGTCCTTAGCCCACTTGGTCGATTTTCGTATGACCTTGACGAGTTGCGAATAGAATCCGAACAAAGAAAAATCGTCCGCATAGCAGACGATTGCTTTGACGTATGCAGTTCGCACTCCACGGCGGCATTGAGCAAGGCTCATTGCGTACCGCAGGACATAGGACATGACGTAGTTGAACAGCCATGTGGAGAGGTAGCTTCCGATGCAGAGATGGTCGCCCGGATAGTTCTCCATCAACGCGCCGACAAACCACAGCAGCGGCTTATTCTTACCGATGTCGCGGTTCAGCAGGGTCATGGAGCATTCGACGGTGACAGAGGGGTATGCCTTCTTGACATCGCCTTTCGCCACGGCAATCTTGCACTTCAGCTTTGTGCGGAGGATACGTTCGATCTTTCGCTTTCCAAGGACTTGGCCGCGTCCGGGGATACTGCCGTATTGAACCGGGAGCAGTTTGGCACGGAACAGAGGCATCAACGCTTCAACAGCGATGTACTCCAAGACCTGCTGTTTCGGGCTTTCTTGGCAGATGTCACGGAGCTTCTGCGTAAGACCGTCAACACGCTGGAAGCAGCGAATCGGCTTCAGGCCAAGGTTTCGCTCGTTGATGCAGGATGTGAGATAGTCGTTGTAGGCGGCGATGGCTGCGTTGGTTTTAGGCCGGTCATTGTGCTTGTCCAGCCGCTCAAAAGCAATCTCGCTTTTCTTTATCAGGCCAGTATGAATCAGTTCGCGCTGGAAGTCGTTCCGTTTCAACTTGCCCTTGAATGCTTTAACGGTAGCAGGAAGATTGAATGCTGCGGAGTCAATGTTCACCTCCGCTGGTTTGCATCTCGTGATCGTACTTTGCTACCTTCTTTCTGTATATCATCTGGTTACTATCGGTGGTCTTCCCTTTCAGTACCAACCTCCGCCGGTTTTAAGCAATTTTCGCACATAAGCGAGGATGCTGTGGTGCAATGATTTTCGGATATACATTCCGCTTGTAACCAGTTGCGCCAAGAGAGCCGTTCCAGTTCGCGTTCCCGACAGAATTGTTCGAGTTGCGGCAAGCCACACCGTCATTGCCACCGTCGTTGAGGTTGCCGAAGCACCACCCGGCACGGAGACCAGAGGTGGACGGTTCGCAGTTGAAGCCGGCCTTCTTAATCACCACAGTACCCTTTTCGTTTCTTGTACAAAAAACGATGAGGGGCTTGCTGCCCCTCTTGTCCATAGGACAATTCACCCCGCCGTTACCAGGCAATGTCAGGTGCGCCAAGAGAGCCGCCCCAGGACGCGTACCCGACAGAACAGCCCGAGATGCGGCAAGCCACACCGTCACCGCCACCGCCGTCGAGGGTGCCGAAGCACCACCCGGCACGGAGACCAGAGGGGGACGGTCCGCAGTGGAAGCCGGCCTTACAGCCGACTCCACTGCCGCTTGCCTGAACGCCAGTGGGCCACTCGATGTCTCCACAGTCGGTATCCTCGATATACTGCCAGTGCCAAGAGGTCATAAGGTCTTTCGGCAGGGTCAGCGTCAGGTTTTCCTGCTTGACATAATCCTCGGTGATGGCAGTGCCGCTGACCTTGCTCTGGTCCTTGCAGACGTAGCAGTCAAAGGTGAAGTCATCATTGGCATCCTTGCCCCACTGCCACAGCTCATCGCTGATGATGAGGTAGGAGCCGTTCATAAACTCGACCTTCTGGAGCAGGCCGGGTTCCTTGCCGTTGGTGGCATTGTACTTGCTGCCGTCAGTGCCAAGAACGGCATCGTTCCAGCCGGAGAAGTACGGCATAGTGCTCAGGAGGGTCTGATCCTTCACGGTGTCAAAGGCTTCTGCGACATCAACATAGACAGCAGAATACTGGGCCTCCTCAATGGTGACAGGCTCAATGGCGGTGATGCGAACCTCGGTTGCAATATCGTGGACATCAGCCGCGTTGCGGTCAGTGGAGCCGTCCGTATCAGTGCCGATGGAAATAGCACTGCCGACAAACAGGTTTGCAGCCTGTGCGGTGGTCAGGATAAAGCGTTTTGCGCCGGTCTCGGCCACGGCTGCCTTGTACTGGAAGCTGTAGGAGGTGCAGCCCTCGATGGTGCCGGAGTTGCCCTTGCGAGCGTACTTCAGGCGCATCATGCGGTCGAGGAATTTCATCAGAGACCCAGAGCCGCCGGAATACTGAGTGCCGCGAGTGCGCCACAGGGCTACGCCAGAGGTGTGGCTGGTGTAGTTGATGGGTGCGAGGCCGGTGCCGCAGGTGGCCTTGCCGCCGACCTTGCCAGCGTAATACTTCGGGTGGGCGATATAGGCGTAGACATGGCCGGTGCGGTCCTTGCCCTCGCGCCACTGCTTGAAGCCGGTGGTCTGGTGGCACTTCATCTGGAGGTGCTGGTAGCCGTCAGCTCGCCATTCGCGGACAAAGGTGTTCTTCTGCAGCACCCAGCACAGATGCTCGCCAGAGCGAACATCATCGAGATCGTCGATGTGCTCGACGTAGAAGATTTCGTGGCTGCCATCTTCCTTTTTCTCGGCAGCTACCTCAACACACCAGAACTGGGGCAGGTGTGCGAAGTCGTCGCGGCCCGGAGTGGATGCGGTAGACGGAGTGCAGACGAGCCCAACGCTGTCATCGGTCAGCTCGCCGATAGCACTGGTGCTGGTGGCATACAGCGGAACGGTGCAGCCGTGAACGCGGTCATCGTCCAGCACGTTGCCAAACCAGCGTTCGAGCATCTGGACCTTGCTGTACTTGCTGGAATCATACTGAGCCTTCCACCATTCGATGAACAGGCTGTCCACCTCATCCTTGGTGGTAGCCTGAGCGACGAGGTACTTATAGCACAGGTCAGCCGTGCCGGGGGTGGCACAGCCGGCGGCGATAGCCCGCTGGATTTCGTTGGCGTGTTTCAGCGTGGTGTCGCGGGGAAAATTGATTACCTGATCTGCCATGGGTTAGTCCTCCTTGATGATAAAATTCAGGCCGCCATCCGTTTCGTCGAATGCGGCCTGTACCTTACGGTTTTCGATAGCGATGATGCGCCGGTGGTTTTCTGCCGTGTTTGCCATCAACTGCTTGGGAGCCGCGTTGATGTTGTCGGCATGGTTGGTGTCGGTCGTCTCGGTAATCTCGATGGACTCCGAATAGGCCGCCGTCTTGGGGTCAACGGTGTATTTCTTCATCCTGTACTCCTTCCTGCCGGCTTAGAACACATCGTCCAGAGTGTAGGTCATCTGGATGTCATCGTCCTTGCCCTTGGCCGTGAAGGTCTTGATGCAGACCAAATCGCCATCGGAATCGTACAGGGCGATCTCGCTGATGCTCTTTCCAGCCAGCTCGCTTTCGGTCAGGGTGCATTCGTAGCGGATGGAGGTGTCGGACAGAACGCTGTAACCGTCGATTTTCTTGCGGTACATCTCAGCGGTCAGGGTGGTCTGGTTGTCAGTCGGCGGGACGACCTCGCCTTTGCTGTTCACGCCGCCAGAACCGAAAGCCATACCGACGATTTTGGGCAGGGTGATGATACCTGCCCTCGCCTGTACGAGCTTCTTTCTGGCGGTCTTGGTGATGATGACATTTTTCGCCATTTAGATAGCCTCCTTGTGATACTCAGAATCAAGAATCCGCGTACCGTCCAGCCGGAGAGAGCCGTCCATGTACGCGAGGTCCTTTCGGGTGATGAGGGTGACATCCCCTATTTCCTCGGAAATACGAGGGGTCGTAGATGCCACCGCAGCGGATACAGGCCACGGCTGCCGGGACTTATCCAGCAGCTCGCTGCCATCCAGTTTAACAGAGCCATCCAACTTCAGCGTGGTCCAGAAGTGGACTTCTCCGTCATACTCAACTCGGCCACCGGCATAGTCCTCAGAAAGCTCGGTTTTCAGCGGAATACGGAGCCGTCGGATGATGGCTTCATTCTGCGTAAAGAGTTGTCCGAGCCTATACTTGATGGCTGCCGGCCAGTCTTGCCTAGACCAGTCGAGAGCTTCGGACCCATCCAGAAGGACGGAGCCGTCAAACCGCAGAGCTGGCCAGAAATACACGGCCATTTCTTGCCGCGATTTCAGCCCGGTGTACTGCTCGGTCACGCCGTACTGGAGCCAAATCCTCATTTTGTTCAGGTCGATGCTCTGCGTGGTGTAGAACTCGCCCTGCCGGTACATCAGGCCAAGAATCAGGTCGTACTCACGCATGGAATCAAGCAACATGGAGCCGTCGAGGTATCCGCTTCCATCAAGCAAAGCAGCCCTCCAGAACGGAATGGCGGCTTTGATGTTGATATTCCGCAGGAGCATCTGTTCAAGCGTGGAGCAGTCGAGAACAGTGTCCATGCGGTCGATGATCGTATAGGTCGTGTGTGACTGCTTGGCGGAATCCAGCAACCGCTTCACGGCCTTTGTATTCAGCGAGCCATCGCCTACGAATACAGCGATGAACGTGTTCGGGTGGCTGACCTTATAGCCATACTTGCCGCCATCGTGGATGTCGCAGATGTTCGCCCAGAAGCCGGTAACGTTCGCCAGCATGGTCTCCATGCGGTACGGAGTCATCGGTGCGCGTTGGTCGCGCTTTTCGTAGATGAGCTTCCTGCGCTCGTCATAGGAGAGGTAGTCGCGCACAGGCAGCCCCCACTTGAGTTCATGGTACATCAAGCCCCATGTGGCGGTTTCAGGGAAGAACTGGAGAGGGAGTTCTTCTGCAATAAGCCGCTCGGCCTCGTCAAATTCAAGGCCCATGACCTGATACAGCCACTTACCAACATAGGACTGGTCGTAGAATCCGGGGGTGACCGTGGCAAGCATATTCTGTGCGCTTTGACTGGTGGGAAAATTTTCAAGGTCAATTTTCTTAGCCCTCATTCAGTGATACCTCCTAGCTGAACTTCACAGTGCCGGTGGCAGGGTATTCGATGTTCGCCAGCGTGATGTTGTTCATGCTGCCATTCATCATAAATTCCGAGAAGTCAGTCACGCCGGAGATGTCGGCCAGCAGCGGGCGAATATCGTTGTACCGAAGGACATTGTTGGCCTTGGCCTCCTCGTACTTCGTCTTGACCAACGCCTCAAACTGCGCCGCGATTTCCTCGATGGAGGTGTGCTCGCTGTCGTAGACAAGACCGGTGCAGGTGTAGTTCACGCTGACAGTCGTGGCCGCAGCACAGGTCAGCTCTGCACAGCCGGTGGGTAACAGGCGGGCGGCCCGGTCTGTCGGCGACACGATGTGGTTGAACACTGCGTCGATAAGCTCCTTTTTTGCGGGCTGACCGTTGCCGTCAACAAGAACAAGCCGGACCGTGCCAGGGCCTTTCCATGCGGGGTCAACGATGCAGTCCCCAGCCCCAGCCTCTTTCGCCCACCGCTTGTAATCGGTGTCGTTGCCGAGGTAGGTCATGCTGTTGCTGTACTCCACCGCGATTCGGTCATAGAAATCATCGTCGGTTTCACGTTCGGTGCCGCCGGTGATGCCGTCCTTATTTGTGATGGACGTGATGTTGTTGATGGGCTTCATCAGCAGGATAACGGTGTCAGCCTTGACGTTGGAGTTGGTTCCGGCCTCCACAGCAGTTACATTGATGTCGATACTCCCGCCTTCCGGGATAGCTGCATCGGCATCAGACTGAAACTCGATAGAGGGTCCATCGTTGGTAGCTGTGGTACAGAAGACGGTTCCCGCCGGCAACTCTGTGCCAGCGGAGCCGGTAACAGTGACAACGCCGGTAGCGTGGACAGCCTCATGCCGTGTCAGGTGGACCTGCTGACCATGGAGGTCAAGCCACTCATCCCATGCGTATTGCGGGTACGCGATCATCAAGGCTCTCAGCAGGTGGAAGTTGATGAGTTCGGACTTCTCAATGGCCGTTGGGCGGGTCATATCGTAGGGGAAGCCACCGGGCATATCGTCGATGTCGTCGGGCAGCTCGGCCATCATTCTGCGGTGAATGTCATCGGCAGATGTTCCATCCATGAAATCAGGCCGTGTAAATTCAGGTTGCATTTCATCACTTCCTTTACACTGAAATTTGGAACTCATCGTCCCATCCGATGCCCTTTACCACACAAGAGCAGTGCAGCTCATCGGCATCCCATGCGAACTCGAAGTTCCGTACATACTCGGTGCGGGGGTTGACCTTCAGGGCTTCCGTGATGGTGCGCTCCACCATGGACTGTGCGACATCGTGGTCGTTGTCCTTGATGGATTCCATCTCGGTGCCGATTGAACGCGGGTACGCAAGGCACTGGTAACGCTCAGTCTGCGCAGCCTTGAAGCACCAGATCATAAACGCCTCGCGGCCATCGCATTCCAGAACGCGATTGGAGCCATCACGCACGAAGTCACCTTTTTCTGGGTCCCACTTCATACTGCGGTGGTATTCCTTGTCGATTTGGGCTTCCTCGTTGATGACTTCAGGCACATCAAAGGTCGGATACAATTTCTGTGACATGGTGTGCCCTCCTTACGAGCTGACGATGATGTCAACCACAACAGCTTCATTCTGTACCCACGCAACCAGCACCCGGTCTCCGGGTTTCAGGCTGCGCATTTTTTCAGGAACGAGAACGTGATGCTGATGAGCACCTTCAGAGCCGCCGCTGCCGGCGCTGCTCTGCGGTGGGTCGGGAGGGTCGGGCTGTCCAGCGGCAGGTGTGCCAACCATGCCAGAACACGGCATACCGCGTGAATCAAGCAGTGTCGTAACCTTCAGGTGGTTATGCTCGCCGCTGCCGGGTTTGCCGATATTCTGGGTCTTGGCGAGGATGTCGCCGGTCTTGCCATAGGTGAGCTGCCGCAGAACGTGGTAGTCACCTTTCGGAATCGGGATGGGGAACGTGTTCGTTACCAAGCTCTCGTCATCCTTGATTTCGCCAAAGTCGAGGACAAGGGAGCTTTCGCCCTCCATGTGCTTGACGATACGCTTTGCGATAGTCTGACCAAGCCTGTTTGCGCCGGTGCTGGAGTCCATGTCCATAGGCACTCACCTCCTAATCGAATGTGCCTTCATCGACCCAGCCATAAACGTTGCTGGAGCTGTCAACGTGGATGAGATGCCACGGATGCGCCCCGCCGTTCTTACTGCATGATGGGTCTTTCGTGATCTTTGCCTTTCCTGCGGTGGCAGTATAGCCCTTGGCATCAGCGTAGCTGCTGACGTAGTGCATACCGCCGTGGAAGTTTACGATGTCCCCTACTGCGTGTTTGCCGCCAGAATCGCTATCCTCATCAGGCACTTTCAGTAGGTCGAGGGTCATCGTCATGGAATCGGCGTTGTGGACAACGCCTCTAGCGTAGTACATCCCTTGCGATGTGCCGGCCTTGAGGCAGACAAGGTGGCCTTTACGGAGCCATGGGATGTCAGGGGCATTCACAGACACCTCCTCCACCACTTTGCCATTCTCATCGAGGATGGCTTGGGCGGCGGACTTGGCATCTGCGAGCTTTTCATCGGAGCCGCGCCGGTAGATGCGCTGGCGCGTTCCGTACTCGGTCAAGCCGGTCAGCGTAGCTTCAACGCTGCTCTGGCCGGACTTGTTTTCCTGACCAACAACTTTGACCTTTGTTACAAGGTCCTCGGTGCTGAGGCTGTTGCTGACGATGAGCGTGTTGTCCAGCTTGAACACATAGACGGAATCGTTGCCACCGTATGGCACAATATCTGCCTTGCCCTTCGTGGCGCGTATGATGCACTTCTCGCCGCCCTTTTTGACGGCATCGTCCAGCAGTTCAAGAATGATGTCCGAGAGGTACTTGTTCTTGAACGTCAGCTTGCCGTGAGTGGCGTTGGGGCCTTTGTACTCGCCAATGGGAACCTCCCACTCATCGAGGAGCTTCTGAATGGCAGACTTCGTGCCTGTGCCATCTGGCAGGTACAGGTTGTCTTGGCTTCTCTGGAGCCGATACATCTCATCGTAGCAGATGCAGGAGAGGTCGCTGGCCGAAGAACGGTCAGTCGGGTTCCACTTCTCGGCATAGCCACGAGCTACCTCCCCATTGAAAGAACCGCCATCGCTGGCGGTCACTACAATGAGGCTTCCGGGTTTCACAAGGCTGGAAAGCTGGCCTTTCGAGGTATCATCGTTCCGTGCCTTGAACGTCAGGCGCATGGAGATTTCCTTTGAACTCTCCTCCCAGCCAAGGCCCTGAATGTAGTTCTTGATGTTGTACTGCGTACCATCATCGCCGATGACGGACACGCTGTATTTAACTTGCGAGATGTCTACCATTTCGGGCCTCCTACGGAATAATTAACGAAACGCCGGGATAAATCCATTTGCCATTGTCGCTGCTCTTTTTGCCGTACTTCTTGGCGGCAGACTCGATAGCGTCTTTGTTGGCATCGTAGATTTTCTTCCACTGCGAACCATCGCCATACTGCTTCTGCGCTATCTTCCATAGACTGTCGCCCTTGACGATAGTGTAGTTCTGGCCGGAGCCGGTGATGGCCGCAGCAAGGTCGATGCGCGGGATGGTCTTCTTCGCATAGGAATCGGTGTTCAGCTCATCTGTGGTGTAGATTTCGAGGGGCTTTTTCTGCTCGAACGTGATGGAGTATTTGAGGTTGCCGAACGCGCCGTAGCCGGTGACCTCGAACGAGGATACGGTAACGTCGATGTTCAGCCAAATGTCCGTGACGATGAGGGTCAGCACGGTTTCGTTCTCGATATACTCCTCGATGATGCTCCTGCAAGCCGCAGGGGGCATCCAGAGCAGCCGGTTGACGATGGGCTCGTTTCGCCGCTTGAATCCAAAAAACTCGCTGCTCCACGAAACGCTGGTTACATCGGTGCCGCGCGGAACCTTGACAGTGCCGCGAGAGATGGTGTCGAAGGTCTGGTACTTGGCTCCATACTTGACCGCAATCTGCTCAGGCATAATGGAAAAGAAGAACGGAGTTCCGTTCCCTCCCGGTATCAGGCAAATCATACACCCACCCCCTTCAGAGGCATATTGGCGAACACTTCTTCCAGCTTGGAAGCAATCTTGCCGCACAGCTCATCGGTAACGTCCCCCATGTGCCGCCGGATGACAGCCACAATCTCGTCATCAGACTGACCGCTGCCGGAGATATTGAACTCCGGGCTGACCTCGACCTTGACGGTGACGTTCGGCTGCACGGTGGTCTGCTGGGTGCTGGGTTGAGTAGTGGAATTGTTGATTGAGCTGGAGTAGTCCTCAGAGAGAACATGAGAGTCGATAGGAGCCTCGTTTACGCTCTGGGTGAGTAAATTTAGTGTTTCGTTGGAAAGCGCGTTGTAGGACGTGAGAGAGCCGGTAGAGCCAACGCCAACAAGACCGCCGTTTGCGTGGGCGGTGATGCCGAGGATTTCTCCTGCCTGCTGATACAGTTCGACAGCCCGCTCCCTTCTGCCGGGAACAAGCGGAATGATCATCTCAGGGCCTTCCTCTCCGACCCATGACAGCTCGCGGCCATTGACCATGCCGCCAGTAGCGTGGCCGCCAATGGTCATGCTGTGGTTTCCTGCGGCATAGGGCGTGACGGTCTTGCCGGTGACAGGGCTGGTGTAGCTGTAAGAGCTGCTTGCAGCAGGGCTGGAGGAGAACAATTCAGAGGATGCGGAGTAGGTCGAGCCGACATTGACATGGGGCGTGACGTTGACGTAGGCATCCTTCTCGAACGGCGTGTCGGAGATAGCATCCAGCTCGTCGCTGGTGGCATCTCTGGCAGCGTCGCCGAGACCGCTGCCCCTGATGGAGTCAGCGAACGAAGCGGGCATAGAGTCCGCAACAGATTTCAGCAGCTCGATGACAGCGGCTTGCGTTTCGGCATCCATACCGTTCAGGTCGAACCACTCCACAACATCAGAGTTCGTCCACTCTGCCACGTTGGGGTTATCTTTCAGCGCAGCATCCATGGCTTGTTGCAGTTTTTCAGAGGTCGTGCCTTTCAGGTCAGGCAGAATGCCGTCAAGGGCATCGCTGTATGCTTCGGCAATGGAATCAAGCTGGAACGATTCGACCCGGACCTGAAGGTCGGAGATTTGAGCGTGGTAGCCATCGGTCAACGTCTGGACTTGACGATAGAACTCGTCTTGGTCGATTGCGCCAGTGTCGAGCTGGAGACGGAGGTTGGTCAGGCTGACTTCCAATGCGTTATCGTACTGGCTGGTCATGCTGCTGACGGCGTTCTTCAGCTCCTCCTGCATACTGGTGAACGATTCAGCATCAAGAGCTGCGCCACCATACTTGATCTTGATGGCATCGAACTTGGCGTTTTCCTCTGCCGTGTTGACTTGGCTGGTGATGTCCTGAATCTGCTGTTGCAGACTGAGGATTTCACTGTCGCCATCGAGTTTAAGAACCCCGCCATTCAGCTTGATGTTCGCGTCGATGGCCGTAGAGAGCTTATCGCTCAGGTCATCGAGCTGGTTTCTGAAGGATGCGTAGGTGCTGTCCAGCATGGTCGTGTCGGCAGTGTCTCCCATGATGAGCTTCAGGGCGAGATTCGCCTCATAGTGCTTATTCTGGAGGTAGTCTGCGGTGCTGGACACCATCGTGGACACGCTGGAGCGGTACTCCTTGATGTCGGCCTCGGTTACGGTCATGCCAAGGCTCATCTTCCAGTTTTCTTTGTCGAGATTGCTGACTGCTGCTTTCAGCGAAGTCAACGTGCTCTGGGCTTTCTGAGCCTGAGCGGTATAGCTGTCGAACTTGCCTTCCATTCCGTCAAAAACGATGGTTGAAGCAGCTTCCTTGATTTCCTCAAGGGAGAGGTGCAGGTCGCCAAAATGCTCGACAATATCGTTGGACACTGCATTTTGCAGCATACTGCCGAACTGCTCTGCGCTTACATCAGCATCATTCATGGCATCGGTGAGAGCCTGAGTTTTGAAGTTCACGTTCTCAACGGAATACCCGGTGATGTCATAGACCTTTTGCATCTTCTCGGTGACGAGGGCGGACGCTTTCGCGCTTTCCTCGTACTCCTTCTTGATGCGCTTGCTCTCGGCAAAACCAGCGATACCGCCGAGGCCAGCACCGATGAGGCCGCCCACGACAGTGCCAACGCCGGGGACGATGGAGCCAATCATAGCACCAGCAGCCGCTCCACCAGCAACGCCGGTGAGCTTTGTCGCGCCAGCGGTGGCGTAGGCGTTCTTGTACTCCTCATCAGAGGACCGGCTGGCTTTGTACAGATCAACCGCGCCGCTGATGGCAGACACACCGCCAACTGCACCTCCTGCGATGGAGCCGAGGCCCAGTGCTCCGAGCGTACCTGCTCCGAGGGATGCGGTTGCAGAGAGGTTTCCTGCGCCGAGGCCAATGGCCGCGTTTGCGCCAAGACCCATCAGGCCAGTGCCGGCGTTTGCAGAGCCGAGGATTGTTCCTGCAAGCGATGCTCCGCCGAGGGATTCCTGTGCGCCGAACACACTCTTGCCTACTTTCAAAACGTCGCCGCCGATGCTCATAACAGGCATGGCGGCCTTTGCGATGATGGCCGCAGACACGACAGAGCCGAGGTCTGCGCTCTTGCCGCCCGGAAGCAGCTTTCCTGCGCTGGACACCAGATTGCCGAGACCAGAGAACAGGTGCTCCTTGATGGTATCAAAATCGAAGCCCTCAGCAAAGCCGGTAGCGAACGCCTTACCGACGCTCGCTCCCTCGTTTACAGAATCAGAAACGTCGATGCCGAGGAGCATCATCAGCCCTGTGCTAAGGCCGGAACCGATGCCAGAGCCGATGTCGGACGCAATGTCAGAAAGGACGGATTTGCCGGTCGTTCCCCACCACTCCTTGAAGGGGTCGGCAACGATCTCATTCCATGCGATGCTGACCTTGCCGCCGAAGTCTGCATTCTGCCATTCATCGGTGGCGGTCATTGCCTTCACCTTGGCCTGAAGACGGTCGTACTTGCGGTCTACGAAATCCATAAAATCGTTCAGGGCAGATTCAATCTGAGGCATGGATGCCGTCAGACCGTCTGCAATAGAACGAACATACGGATTCAGCCGCTTGCCGAAGCTGATCTTCACGCCATCCACCGCGCTTTGCAGCAGGGTGATAGAGCCAGACAGGTTGTCGAGCTGGGTGTCGGCCATGCGCTCGGACGCGCCAGCAGCATTGTCGATGGCGTTGGCCAGCTTGTTGTAGTCGGTCTCGGATGCGTTCAGGATGGCCAGCAAGCCCTTCTGCGCACCAGTGCCAGCAATGGCATTTGCCACACTGGATTTCTGCTCATCGTTCATGTTGGCGGTGGCATCGCGCAGCTCCTCGATGACATCGGCCAGAGCGCGGGCGTTGCCCTTGCTGTCAAAGAACTGGATGCCGAGGCCCTGCAAGGTGTCGAGGGCGTGGCCGGTGTTCGTGGACAGTCGGGTCATAATCATGTTCAGCGACGTACCAGCCATAGATGCCTTGATGCCGCTGTTCGCCATCAGGCCGGTCATCAGGGCCACATCCTGAATGGAGTAGCCGAGAGAACCAGCCATCGACGCAGCGTACTTGAAGGTTTCGCCCATCATCGACACGTTCGTGTTGGCGTTAGATGATGCGGCAGCCAGTACGTCGGAGAACATACCGGCATCGGACGCTTTCAGCCCAAAGGCGGTAAGGGCATCTGTCACGATGTCGGAGGTCGTGCCAAGGTCTTCATTCGACGCTGCGGCCAGATTCAGGATGCCCTCGATGCCGTCCATCATTTCCTCGGACTTCCATCCAGCCATAGCCATGTAATTGAATGCTTCAGCGGATTCGGTTGCGGTGAACTTGGTCGTTGCGCCCATTCGTTCAGCTTTCTTCGTGAGCTGGGTCAACTCATCACCGGTGGCTCCGCTGACAGCCTGAACCTGAGACATCGCTGCCTCAAAGTCTTTCTGGGTGTTGACGGTATCAGCAAGGCCGAAGCTGACTCCAAAGAAAGCTCCAGCCTGAAGAAGCGGATTCTTGAGCAGATTGAGGACGGTACGGATGGGCGCGGTTGCGAGGTCGATGGCCTTCAGGGTAAAGCCCCATGTTTTACTGGTAAGCGATCTCAGGTTTCCTCCGAGAGCGGTGAGCACTGGAGTGATTTTCTCCTTAGCTTCCAGTGCGATCTCGTACTTCTCCTTGGCCCATTTTGCAAGCGACTTCTGGGTCTTATCGGCCTGTTTGTCGAACTTCGAGACATAGCCACGAGTTCGGTCTACGGACTGGCCAGCTTTATCGGCAGCATCGCCGAACTTATCCAGCTTCTTGGTGGCGTTGGACAGGGCCGGGTCGGTGTTGTCGATGGTTTCGATGGGAATTTCAATGCGAATGGTTTCAGCCATTTTCGTCCCCTCCCTTCTGCATGGATTCAATGGCTACCCGCATGGAGGCAAGCATAAAAGCCTGCACTCCGGGCGGCTTCAGGTAGAATTCGTCAGGGGTTATGCCGGTGCGCTGGAAGATATGATGCAGCAGGCACAGCTTCCCGCCGGACTGTATCAGTTTTTTGCAACTTCCTCCAAATCGGACTCGAAGCCGCTCAGCTTGTCGATGGCATCGATGACGCGGTCTTTCTCGCCAGCCTTCAGACAGTAGTCGATGACATCCAGAGGCCCCATAATCTGGAGACCCTGTGCAAGCAGAGCATTCCAGATAGCCTTGTTGCCCCACAGCTTCTTGCGGTCATCTTCGGTGGTTGCCTGATAGATGATCTCAGAACGGTACTTCACGCTGTAGGTGGTTTCAGGCAGCTTCATACCCAGCTGCCTGCTGCGGACATACTTGGTGTGCTTCTCCTTGCAGTCGTTATATTCAGTGGCAGTCAGAGGGTGGATGTTAAAAGCAAAGAGCAGCTTGCCAGAGCGGACAATCTCAATGCGCTGGGTTTCGTTGGCAAAACCAGCGGCACCAATCAGGCCCTGAATAAAGTTCTCCTCATTGGCCTTGACAACGCTCTTGGCCTCATCCTCGGTGTACTCGGTATCATCGACCTCAGGCACAGCAGCTTCGGAAGTATCAGTCATAAGGGAAACGCTTTTCTTAAAGTCAGCCATTTCAGTAATCTCCTTTGCATAAAACAAAAATGAGAGGAGGCTCATTGCCTCCCCTCATGCGGGTCAAATGGTGTGTTTCAGGTTAGCGGCCAGTGCCAAGCAGACTTGCCAGCTTGGGCGGGTTGTTGACCGTGCAGTTGAACTGCCGCTTGATGTTGTCACCAACGGACAGGTTGTGCAGGTCGATGTCACCATCGGGAATGACATCGCGGTACATGATGCGCTCCTCGGAACCGTTGCGGCCCTGAATTGCACCCTGAAAATTCCAGCGAGGAGAATCGCCAGCTTCCATAGCGTCCATGATGTCGGTGAAGAACTCATCACTCTCGATGACCAGCTCGGTGAAGCTCAGGGACACCTTGTAGCTGCCGGGAGTAACGTGCTCCTGCATATCGCCCAGAACCTTGTAGCTGGCATTGGAGAAGTTGACGGTGGACTTGTAGGTTTCAACGGAGGCCACCATCACGCCGTTGTCGTTGTAGAACGCGCCGTCTTTGCCGGTTCTGGTGAAGCGGGAGTCGGCTGCGGACGAAGTATTGAGCATTTATGCTTCCTCCTTTACTCGCTGTCCGTGGTGTTGAAACGGAACAGGAAATCGGTGTAGATGTGTTCAGCGGAATCCTTGTCGATCACGTCGATCAGGAACAATGCGCTGTCGCCGTCCGGGGAATATGCAGGGTTCAGGCTGACAGTGCCGGAGGTCAGCTTGCTCTCTGCAATCATCTCGTTGACGATGGACTGGAGCGCGCCGATGATGGCAGCACGACCTGCATTGTCGTTATCGACCTTGCCGACCATATCGTCGTTGGTGGTGTTGCAGCGGCGAATCAGCTCGTAGCGGGTCTTGGTACGGCGAATCTTCTTCCAGCCATCATCGCGGTCTGCGGGCGGGGTGACAAGGGTGTTGATAGCCTTATCAATCCAGACCTGACCGCTCTTGTTCATGGTGAGGACGATACAGCCGTTCTGCTCTGCCTTGATGATTTTGGTGTTGGACAGAGGCTCGCCCAGCCCAGAGAACCCGTTGATAACGGTGTGGGTCAGCGAGGAGCTGGATGCAGTAGAGCCAATCAGACCGGCCAGACGTGCAGCGGTCTGGTAGCCATCCAGCGTAGTGCCGCCATACTGAACAGAGCCGTTCAGAACGTACATCATGCGCTCGTCGTTGAAGGCTGCCGCATGGCTCATGCGGGTGTCGAAGTCAGTATCCTTCTTCTCGCCGACCACAGCGGTCATCAGAGAGCCAACGTCCATCATGCGGGACATGAAGGACTGGACCAGCAGATGCACAGCGTTGTCCTCGGTGTCCACGCACAGCGTATTGATCTCGTAAGGCTCGGTCTGCTCCATGGCATCGGAGTACGCGCCGTTGTTGACGGTCGGGTTCGTGCCGGCGGTGAACATAGTCTGAGAGGTATCGGCCAGTTCCTTGGCGGTCTGGCCGCTCTTGGCGGTAGCGATGAAGTTGCTGGAATTGGCAAATGCCTCAGCCAGCGCACCGGCCTCGCCAGAGCCAGCAGCAAACTCGACCTTTTCGATCTGCTTGGTGCCAGAGTAGATGATGCACTCCTTGATGCTCTCATCAGCCAGCGTCTTACGGACGGTGCAGGTCAGGGGCTTTGCGCCGGGGTACTTGGCGGTCAGGGTGACAGCAGCAGCCGGGCTTTCGCCAGAGCTTTTCAGGTCGAGGGTGGCTGCCGTACCGCCAGTGCCGACACGCACGGCGATGATGGTCTTTGCGCCGCCAGCGATGGCCTGTGCAATGGCATCAGTGGTCAGTGCATCGCCGAACACGTCCGTGTAGTCCTCATCGGAGGACATCTCAACAGCGGTGCAGAGCGGGCCGAAGTCTGCGCGGAACAGAACAGCAGTCACGCCGTTCACAGCACCAGCGGTTGCGCCAGTGCCCTTCTTGCCGATGTGATAGTGCGCACCGGGGCGGATTTTCTTCTCGCCGGGAATATAGGAATCAGCCATATTAGTTGACCTCCTTGTTCAGAAAAGTTGCCACGACTTCCTTGGCCTTGGAAACGGTGCAGCTCTTGATGTTTGCGGACTTCATGGCAGCCTCGACGCACTCCTTCCGTGCGCCAAACAGTGCCGTGGCATTCGCAGCGAACTCGCTCACGCTGTACTCGGCCTCAACAGGGGTCGGAGCAGCGTCAGCAGAAGCATTTTTGCTTGCCATAGGTCTTACCTCCTAGTAGGTGATGTTGGGGTGTCTAAGCGGATAGCCGACGGCCTTGTAGCGGAGCAGACCGTACCGTGCGGTAACGAAAATCTGTCCATTCTTCAGGTAGTCGGATTTCAAATCTGCGGTCATGTGGTCGATGTACATGGGCGACCCGTCCAGCATCTCGACCTCTCCATCGAGAGAGAGGCTGTTTCCAACAGCGGCGGCCATCTTCAGGCGCGTTGGGCTGTCAGGGCAAAGAAGTGAAACGGCAATCTTGCCGTTCATCCAGACGACGGTGTTGGTTTCCTCCAGCTTGTCGATGGATGTCAGACGGCAATAAAAGACCGGGGCTTCTTTCGATGCCTCGGTCTCGTCGTCCATGTGGTCGATGCCTACAACAATGCTGTCCGGGTACATTCCCTTGATGTACCGTGCCATTGCCACAATCGGGTCAGGGTCGGTGGTTTCCTGACAGGGGTATTCGATGATGTCAAACCTGATTTCGGAGCCGATGAGCAGTTCGTTCTTCTCCTCAGTCATGGAGAAACCGTCCGTTCTGGCCCATGCGAACGCATACAGCGTATCGCTGTCGTCCTTGAGCAGAACGTCCTTCAGGCACTCCCTGACTGCCGGCTCGATGAGTTCGGGGACAGCATCGGAGTCGTTGCGGCAAATCAGGGAGACCAGAAGCGTTCCTGCGCTCTTGCGCTCGCCATCGGTCTGCATATCAAAGTTGAACACGATTCTGGGGTACTGCGTGGTCGTTCCCCATCCGACGGCTCTATCGCCGGGAGCTTCAGGAGTGAATACAGCGGGTTTGCCGCCGAACGTGGTCAAGTGCTTGGTAAGGTCCTTGGCCTCAGACAGCCGCTTGTAAATCAGGTTCTCAAGATTCATCCTGTGCCTCCTGCATCAGCTCGTTCACGGTGGTGAGGTCTTTCGACCAACGAACGTCCCACTCCCCTTTTTCGACCTCGCCAATGGGGATGATGAAGTGGTTGATGACGTTGCCAATGCCGGGATGGAACAGGGCCACGAGGGTGGTATCTGTGACTGCGGTGACAATTCCAGTCTTGCCCTCATCCCACGAAGCGTGTTTGCCGTAGATGGCATACCCGGCCTTGATGACGTTTGCATCAAACCGGGCGCGGTTCTCTTTGATGATAAGTTCCATTGTCTTTCTCCCTAGTCATATTTCTCGTGGTAAATCCGTTCGATCTCAGGCATGGCCTTCTCAGAAATCGGTTGCTTGAACGGACGCGGAGCCATACGGCGTGTTCCGTTTTCGAGGTAGGTAGAGTATCGCTCCTGACTTTCAAGAACGGCAGTGACCCGCAGACCTGAGCCGGTGCTGGAGCTTTCTACGGTTCCATTCCAGTTCAGGCGCAGGTTGCCGGTTCTTCTCGCAGGGGGCTCTCCGGGTGCGGATGCGGTGTAGTGGGACTTGGTGTGCGGTTTGCGGTAGACACGGCCAGAACGCTTTCCGCTCAGAACTTCAAGCTCTGCGTTGCGGATGGCGTTGACGGCTCGCATACCCCTTGAGGCAGCCTCCCGATTGACCTTTTTGACGGTATCGTCAACGGCAATCTTGAGCCGCCAAGAGGCTTTCTTAGGCGTGGTCACTTCACATCAGTCCTTTCCTCGGCGTAATACAGAGTCGAAACTCCGAGCGAGCCGGTATCGTCAATATCGACGATGTAGAACACCCTGTTGCAGAGGATGAGCCTGTCGGTGCGTTCGGCGCGGGGCTTGCCGCGCTGTACGATGACATGGGTGATGATGTGGTCAGCCGTGCCGTGGGCCTTGTCCACCTCATTGGCAGATGCAAGGCATCCGCGCAGGAAGTCTGTGCCATCTCCTTCATACGAGACAGAAGGGCGGCCACTTTTCAGGTCGCTCTTGCTGTGCTCGATGATGAAGTCCTTGAACAGATTTCCGGGGCGCAGGTACATGAGCTGTCCATTAACCATGCCGATGCCTCCAGTCGTCAGCAGCCCGCTCGTTTTCCATCATGCCAGCATAGAAGTACGGAGGCTTCTTGCAGCATTCTGGTGGCTGCTCAATGGATACGGAACTGAAGGAGACCTCTTTCTTCAGGTCTTCATACATCTCCTTCCAGAGCTTTGCGCGGGCTTGCAGGGAGAGCGTAAGCGGACCGGTCTTGGTGTCAACCTCATAAGAGAACCTGCGGAACAGGCTCTCAAGGAGCATCAGCTTTGCCCTTTTCCACGACTTGGGGTAGGCAGAGAGGGTAGCTTCGATTTCCTCATCGGTCAACGCAGTAGTGTCGGGTCCACCCTCGACCATCGTGTCGCCAAGCTCAAACCGCATCCTGTCCTTTCCGTATTCGGCGACAGCCGCAGGGTCGTAGTTGTATGCCATACAATGCGCTCCTTGTTGGATAGATGGTAGGTTTAGCCTTTACCGCTCGTGGAATGCCGCTGGGAAGCCGTAGAAGCCTTGTTTCCGGCCTTGGTGGTATGGGAGGATGCCCGGCCTTTGGCTTCGGTTTTGACCTCTTTGGGCTCGTCGTTGTGGTCAGCAGGTTCCTCTGTCGCCTCGGCTGCGGGAGCATCGGCGATGTAGCCGCAGGTGATGAGTGCACGGACGCGGGTGCTGAGAACAGATTCAGTCGGGATGATGTCTCCCGGCTGATACGGCTTTCCGAACAGTTTGACAGCCTTCTTGCAGAGATAGCTCATAAGCCACCTCCATTACACGCACTTGGACATATAGCAAGCCAGACAGTCGCAGGTCTTACGCATATCGGTGGACATCAGGCCCTCAACGAACTCGCTGTGAGTGCCCGGCTCGCCCTCGAACTGATCGGTGGCCATATAGCTGCCGTTGCCCAGCATATCCCAAGTGAAGATATAGCCGGCAGAAGGCTCGTCAATCTGCGGGCTGTTGGTGACGTAGCACATCAGTGCGCCGTCGCTCTCGCAGATGAAGTCCATGTCATCGGGCTGACCTTCCTCGGCCTTGTTGTAGGTGGCCATCAGAACGGTGACCTCATCAAAGCCGAGGAGCTCTGCGATGACTTTCTCGTTGACGATGGCAGGGTTCGGGGTGGAACCGCCGTACTTCACGCGCTCCAGAATGTCAGGGTGCTTCTTCAGGGCGAGGAAGGTGTCATAGCCGAGGCACAGCTTGTTCGGGGTGCGGCGGCCTTCCAGACGAATCTCGCGCTTGCGAGCATCGAAGAATGCGATGGGGTCGAAGTTGGCATCGGTGAACTTCAGCATCTGGTTGCTGCCGGGGGTGCTGTCAACGCCGGTGAACTCGTTCTGCCACACGCCGGTCTTGAAGAACTTTTCTGCAAAGGTCAGGTCCAGATGCAGGAGCATCTGGTCGTTGATGAAGCGGACGCTGGAGCGGCGCGGGTCGATAGATGCAGGAACACCAGAGCGGGTGTAGTCCAGAGCATTGATGCTGTCGATGCCAGTAATGACCTGATCGACCTCGCACTTGTAGGTGCTGTCGGTATGGCCGCGCTTTGCGGGCTGAACCTTGCCGAATGCGGGCTTACGCTGAACATTGTCACGGGCCAGATCACCCTTCAGGAACTCATAGTAGAAGCCAGTGGAGTTCTGCACCGGGCAGATGGGGAAAATCTTGGTCGCAACGTAGTCAGCATTGTTGTTGAAGAACGCCATGCTCATGTTGGACAGGTAGCGGTTGGGCTTCCAGCCTTTAGCAATAGCAGCCATGATTGCGGCGTTGCTGTTCATGTTTCTCATGTTGTCTTACCTTCCTTTCTTGGTCAGGATGCCTTGGGCTTGTAGCCGGACTTGGTGAGCTGGACAGAGACGACAGTGCCAGCCTTGGCCGCTGCGCTCAGTGCAATGCCGACGATGAATGCGCCATCGGTGGCCTTGACAGCCTTGCCAGCAGCATCAGTGGCCAGCTCGTCGCCGACTGCGATGGCCTCGCCAGCGACCCACTTGCCAATATCCTTCACCTGAACGGTCAGAGAGTCGCCAGCTTCAACGTTCTCGTCGTTGGTGAACAGGGACAGGCCAATGACGTTTGCGCCAGCAGAGGGCTTTGCCAGCTTTCCTGCGGCGATTGCCAGTGCAATGCCCTGTACACCTTCGAGCTTTGCTCCGGCTTCCATGATGATGGTGGGGCTTTCGTTGATCGAGGTTCCGAAGTAGGTTGCCATAGCGTTTAGTCCTCCTTTTCGCACTCAGCACGCAGGGCGGGGTCGTTCATAAGAACCTCGTCGAGAGCCTGAGCCTTGGTGATGTTCTTGGACTTCATAATCTCTGCGGCCTTCGCCTCAGCACGAGTCCATGCGTCCGGGGCTTCGCCGCCGCGCTTGCCAATCTCGCTGAACGTGCCGGAGCTTTCGGCCAGCTTCATGGACTCGTCCAGCACAGCGATATAGCTGTCGTAGGCGTTGCCACCGGCGGCCTTCATCGACTTCAGAACCGGGAACAGCTCGTCCTCCTTCTTACCGATGAGGGTATACCGCTTGGCTACGTCGTGCAGCTCACGGTCTTCATAGCTCTCACGGAACTTGCGCAGGGAGTCCAGCTCTGCCTGAACACGCGGGTCGATAGGAGCGTAGCTGGGTGCAGGGTTGGGATTGGGGTTTGCGCTCTTGGCTACACCAGCGTCAGCAGGGGCAGGAGTGCCGACCTCTGCGGGCGTGGCGGGTGCGGGGGTTCCTTCTGCCGGGGGCGGGGTCTGCCCTGCGGGCGCGCCGGCATCATCGGTGCCGTAGCGCTTCTCGATTTCCTCGTAGAAAGCGCGCTCGGCAGGGGTCATCTTGGACTTGTCGATTTTCATATCGTCTTCTCCTTCCGGCTCATTGCCGTTTTTCTTGGTTGCATCGTCCTTGGTTACGTTGTCGTCCTTACAGCTTCCATGCTTCTCAATCTGCTCGTTGAGGGCATCGACTGCCGCTTTTGCGAGAGCGCGGGTAGCTTCATCCATAGGGACGTTCTTCAGCACGACGTTGGCTGTCTTGCCAGCGGACCACTGGTTGATAGAGTCCTTTGCAACCGAATCGAACTCATCAAGACTTGCCAACATCGCGGTGCGGGCGGCCTCCCCATCCAGTGCGCCATCGCTGAGGATGGAGTAGAGGGATTGCTGGAGCGCGACACAGACATCCCAGATTTCGTCACCGACCCGGCGTTCCTTGGCTTCGCCGTAGGTTTCGCCAAAGGTCGCGGCGTTTTTCTGGATGGCTCCTTCATCGCTTCCGGGGTCATGCACCAGACCAAACATCTTTGCAATGCCGGAAGAAAGCCGCTTGAAGAATCCTGCTCCGTCAGAGTTGGGGGACTCCGGGGCCGGGTCTTCAGCGGCTTCATCCTTGCGCTTGTACAGCTTGATATGGGCATCGGGGTTTGCGCCCTCATCTACAAAGTCAACGGATGTGACCTTGAGATGTTTTAACTTTGTTGCCACGTTCTTCCTCCTTTCTTCGGGGTTGATATAATTACAGCCGGGTGCGGATACACTCGGCTGAATTACCGTGATTAGATTTCGACGCGCTCAGCCTCTCCACCAATGGAGAACATACTGTACTCGCCGTTCTTGACCTTCTCCCAGACCTCAGGGTCGGTGACATGGAATCCAATCCACCAGCCGACAGGGAGCGTTCCGGGAGGGATGCCAATGGCTTCCTGCTTCTCCTCGGTGAAGACCACGCTTTCGATGAGGACGGCGACATCGCCTTTTTCGTGCATCTCCCCGCCTTCGCGGTACAGCTCAACAAAATTGTAGGCAGCCGACTCAAGGTCTTCGGGGTCGATCATGTCGTTCTGCCAGTCCTCGATCTGCTCGCCGTCAACGCGGATGGCAACGCTGGCCCAGCCAAAGGCGAGTCTGCGCTCGTCATCCATTTTTGCAATGGTGAGCTTCCGCTTCTCTACGCCGGCCGAGGGCGTGGGAGGTGGAGATGCGGGGGTAATCATATCTTTGAACGAGATCATCTGGTTCCTTTCTGCCGACTGTCAGGCGTACCTGAAGACCGGCGATTCAATGTACTCCACGGCGCAGGCGCAGCGCGGGTGTGCCGGCGGGAGCAGCCTTTGTTCTGGGAACAGGAGCTTTCCGGCATAAGCGAACGAGTCGTCCATGCCGATTTCCGTTCCATCGAGAGCAGCGCACATATCGCAGACAGCATCATCGCCAGATGTACGCCAGACCTTGAGCATGGGGCCGAGCAGCCCTTCAGCCTGTGCCTGACGGATGCCTTCATCGGCTCCTTGGTTATAGGCGGTGGCAAGCTCAGTCTGCGCGATGGTCATGGCCCGGTATCGGTGCGCATTCTCAGCATAGCGAGAAGCCGCGGTCAATGCCTTCTTTCGGGCGGTATCGGCCTTCATGCGGGGGTGTTCCGATTTGAGGGCAGACAATACGCTGTCGTAGTATTTGACCGTAGCTGCCGACTGCGCGGCGGTCAGGCCGACGCAGGGACGAATAAGCCGCGCCAGCTCGTCAACGGTGTGGCTTTCGACCACCTTGTTGGCGAGAAGTGCGCGGATGGCTTCTTTCTGCTGTTCAGAGCACCGGGTCACGAACTGTGCGCTGCGGCTGTTTATCCAATTCGCCACGCCGGGGTTTTGGGTCTCAAAATGGAATGAGGAGAGCCTTCTGATGATGGGCTGGGCTTGCGCTCCTGCGCTGAGGGCTTTGCTCCAGACGGAGGCGAACCTGTCCGCGATGAAGATGGAGTAGTCCTGTGCGAACTCATCGTACAGGGCTTCAGTGAAGTCACCGGCAACGATGGCATCTCTGATCTCGCGGTAGGTCAGTGCAGCTTTCTGGTCATCCCACAGGCCGCACAGCAGCTCGATAGGCTCATCCTGCTCATCATGCAGATACCGCTCAAGCCGCTGGAGCACGATGTTCTTGGGTCTCGCCTTTGCCACTCTGCCGGGGTGCGGAACATTCACCAGCATGGTCATTCCCTCCCAAGACGCTTCCGGGCTGCGCTCACATGGCTGCCGTTATCTTCAAAGCCTTCTTCTCCATCGTGGCCCTTCCCTGCTGCGGTTTCAGGTTCAGGCGGCTCGTTACCCTGCTGCTGGGCGGCTCTCCGAGCTTCCATCGGAACGGTATCCGTGGTGCGCTTGGGGAGCTTTCCGAGCTGACGAACGTAATCCTCAAGAGATTCATCCGGGATAATAACGCCGATGCTGGTCATGTCCTTGATGAACGTGGCCATGGTTGCAAGGTCAACATCCTCGATGTCGCCGTGGGTCAGCCGGGGGTAATCGGTCACTCCGGCAAAGTGGTCGCCGTTGATGTCGATGAGAGCCGGGATGCCTTGGCTGTTGAAGGTCTGGCAGATGATGTCGAGAAACGCGCATATCGCCATGGAGAAAAGGTTGGTCTTGTCGCTGGAAAGAGCGAACGAGCCAACGCTTTCGTGGCCG